TATTCGTGAGGTTCGGATGCACGGCGCGGCGCTGGGATTCCAGGTAGGCCGTGGCGAGGAAGGATTTGAGGAGCGCCCTGGGCCGGTGACGCAGGTGCTGGCCGCGCCGCGTGGCAACGATAGCCGGGACGAGGGTTTCTCAATCCGATAGCCGAAAGCGCAATCAATGCATGCTCGCTCGTTCGCTGAAATCCACAAGGATGCGACGGCCAGCAGCGTCCACGTCGCCACGGCCATCGGCAATGAGCGCCAGCGCCCCCGCTTCAAGCCGGTTCTAGCAAGCAAGCGCGACCCGTTGCCGGCTAACACGCGCACGCTGAAGCCGCTGGATAGCGAACGGTCGCACGTGCCGTTCCGCTGGAATAGCGGCGCCTTGGCGACCATGCGGCCGGACCAAGTCCCGCGCTTCCTCGGCGCCGTGACCGACCGCGACCGGCTCGAAACGCGCGAGCTACCGCTCGACAGCATCACGGCGATGCAGAACCGGGTTGACACCGCAAAGACCAAAGCCTGGGCCGACGGCACGATCAAATCTGACCGGCTGCCGGTTGTTGTCCGCATGAACGGCGAGAATCTGATCGCCGATGGTCATCACCGCCTCGCCGGCGCCTGGCTGCGTGGCGACAAGTCGGCGCGCGTGCGGTTCAAGGATCTCGATCCGGTCACTAACACTATGAAGCGCGACGATGGCACGGCATGGTCGGTGCCGCTCGACGTCCGCAAGATGGTGCCGGACCTGCAGCTGATATTCGGCTGGGCATCGGTCGTGGAAAAAAACGGCGTGTTAATAATCGACAAGCAGGGCGACATGATATCGCCCGCGACGCTCGAAGATGCCGCCTACGATTTTGTTCTGCACAGCCGCCAGCAAGGCGACATGCACGACACGATGGGTGTCGGCCGGCTGGTCGAGTCCTGCGTCTTCACCAAGCAGAAGCAGGAAGCCCTCGGCATCAATCTCGGCATGGTCGGGTGGTGGGCTGGGTTCAAGGTCGACTGCCCCGAGGTTTGGGCGGCGCACAAGCGCGGCGACCGGCCTGAGTTCTCGATCGGCGGCCAAGCGGTGCCGATCACAGCCTAAGCCCAGTCATCAGGGAAAATGCGATGCCCCGCGAGCTGACCAAGCTCCGCGTGTCCGAGGTCTCGTCCGTAGACCGCGGCGCCGGCGAAGGTGTGAGGATTATGCTTATGAAGCGCGACGCAGCCCTGCCGGCCGATGTCGAGGCATACATCAAGCGCGAATTCTCTGACGACGACCGCAAGCGCCTGGCCGAGAGCGGCGCCGCAATGAAAGACGGCGGCTACCCTATCGAGAACAAGGCTGACCTCCACAACGCCGTGCAGGCTTTCGGCCGCGCCAAAGACAAGCCGGCCACCCGCCGCCACATCATCGCCCGGGCCCGTTCGCTCGGCGCCGTGGACGCATTGCCAGAAGCGTGGAAGGTTGAGAAACGCGGCATGCTGGCCACGATCCTCGAAAAGATAGGCCTCAAAAAGCAGGCGTCCGACTTCGAAACGACGCAGGCGAATGTTGAGGCGGCCGAATATGCGCAAGGCATGGTCGAGGAATTTTCTGAGGCGATCGACAGCCTGCAGCAGTCGATCTGCTCCATCATGTGCGACCAGGATTGCACCGATAAGCAGGGCGCGATCGACGCGACCATCGAACAATACCGCCAGCACGTCCAAGGGGGCGTGCCGGAAGGGATCGAACAGGCCATGCGTGGCGCCGCCCTGGCGGCCGCGGGCTTTACCCTCACAGACCAGGGCACAATCGTGAAAGGCGCCGCTATGACCGACGACGAAAAGAAGAAGCTTGAGCAGGATAAGGCCGCCGAAAAGGATGGTCGCGAGAAGGCGGAAAAGGCGCTTGTGGTCGCCAAGCGCGAGATCGCCATTCTGAAAATGTCCGACAAACACAAGGCCTATGTGGCCGCGCGTGGCGACGACATGAAGCAGGACGAAAAGGATAAGTTCGCCGACATGGAGCCGGCCGAGCGCGATGCGCACATGGACAAGCACCCAGTGCCGGAAGACGCCGAAAAGCGGATTGCCGAGGAAGTTACCAAGCGGATTGCCAGCGATCCGACCGTCCTGGCGCTGAAGAAGCGCAATGACGAGCTGGCCGCCGCCGCCGAGCTGACGACCTTCACCAAGCGCGCGGTAGAGATCGGCCTAGGCGAATCGCACGGCGCCACGATCCAGAAGGCCTACGCCGGCGACAAGGCGGCGATCGACACGCTGCTTGGCATCATCAAGGGCGCGGGTGAGCAGGCTCGCACCGCAGGCATCTTCAAGGAATTCGGCAGCAGCACAGGCACGGCGGTCGGCGATGACAGCGCGCACGCGCAGCTCACCGCGAAGGCCGCCGAGCTGCGCAAGTCCGATCCGAAACTGTCGGAAGCGCAGGCTTTTGCGAAGGTCTACCAAGACCCCGCAAACGTGGCGCTTGCCAAGCGCGAGCGTGCTGAAAACCGTCCCGGCTGATCTGATCAGAACGGTCCCGAAACCGCCAATATAGGGAGCATCCCCAATGGCAACAGAAACCCCACTGATCAGCATCGGCTCGCAAGTAACTGCAGCCGCTGATCTTTCCGGCGTTACCTCGACGCTGGCCGGCCCCAACGGCTCCGGCCAATATCTCGCCGTAAAAATCACTGCCGCTCGCCAGGTTAATTTGGCGAATACCGGCGGCGAGGCCGTGCTCGGCATCCTGCAAAACACGCCCGCCTCCGGCCAGGCCTGCGATGTCGGCTTCGTCGGCGTTTCGAAGGCCGTCGCTGGTGCGGCGGTAGCTGCCGGCGCTGAGCTGATGACCGACACCAGCGCCCGCGTGATTACCCGCACGAGCACCAACCATCAGGTCGGCGTGGCGCTCGAGGCGGCTACAGCGGCCGGCCAGCTTATCTCGATCGTGCTTGGCGGTCCGTCCAACACCACCGTCGCGTAACAAACCCCGGCGGCAGGGGAACTGCCCGAAACAGCAGCGTCGAGCGACGCTGCCAACCCACTGATGGAGAAGGCATATGCCGCAACCTACAGTTAACCAGGTTCACGTACAGGCGGCCCTGACGCAGATCGCCGTCGCCTACATTCAAGATGAGGCCTTCTACATCGCGGACAAAGTGTTCCCGATGGTGCCGGTCGAGTTCCAGTCGGACGTATTCTTCCGCTTCAGCAAGGATGACTTCTACCGCGATGAAGCGCAGATCCGTTCGGACGGCACCGAGAGCGCCGGCGGCGGCTTCAACCTCGACCATCAGCTGCAGTACTCGGCGTCGGTCTGGGCTTACCACAAAGACGTGGGCAACCAGACGCGCCGCAACGCGGACCCGGCGGTCAACCTCGATATCGCCGCCACCAAATTCGTCATGCAGAAGATGCTGATCCGCCGCGAGCGCGTGTGGGCCGGCAAATATCTGACCAATGGCGTCTGGGGTACGGATGTCACCGGCATCGCATTCAGCGGCTCCATTCCCGGAGGCGACACCGTCTACTGGAATGACGACGCCAACAGCGACCCGTTTACCGATATCGCCACCGGCCAGACCACGATCCTGCAGAACACCGGCTTCGAGGCCAATACGCTGGTGCTCTCCTACGCGGTCTACCAGGCGCTGCGTAAGCATCCGCTGGTGATCGACCGGATCAAGTACACCACGCGTGCGGATGCGGCGAAAATCACGCCGGAGCTGCTGGCCGGCGCCTTCGATGTCGAGCGTGTGCTCGTCAGCAAGGCGGTCTACAACACCAGCCAGGAAGGCACGGCCTCGGCGACCTATTCGTTCGTAAGCGGCAAGGATGCGCTGCTCTGCTACGTGACACCGGAACCCGCCATCATGGTGCCGACCGCGGGCTACACGTTCGGCTGGTCAGGCCTGACCGGCCTGAACACGCTAGGCGTGCGCGTTGCCCAGATCCCGCTGCCGTGGAAAGGACTCGAGACGGTCCGCACGGAAGGTGAAATGGCCTTCGATATGCAGGTTGTGGGCGCCGACCTCGGATATCATTTCTCGGGCATAGTTCAGTAAATCCGCGCTGTAGCCAGCGCGGACCAAGGAGACCTGAGACATGATGGCACCAGAGAAAATCGGTGGCGCCATAGTGCGCCGCCGGTTCAACGCTGCCGGCCGCGACGTATTGCCTGGCACCACGCTATCGATCGAGGAAGTAAAGGCGTTCCCCAATCGCAACCTGCGTGCTTTGGTGGACGCCAATTTCCTCGATCTTTTCCCAATCGCGGATAACGACATTCTGACCGGCGCCATGCACGTGATTCATCGCGGAAGCGGCCGGTATGACGTGATTCGGGGCCACGTTCTGAACGCCGAGCCGCTAACGCGCGAAGCGGCCGAGGCGATGGCAGGCGATCCGGCCGGCCTCGCATCTGCGGCCTAACGCGCGCACTTCCTCAGAATTAAAACCAAAGGGCCGCGAGGCCGAGGAGTAGGGTTATGACCACTGGTTTCGTTGATCGGTTCAAAGGCAAGATCCGCGCCACCGTTGCCTACATCGGCTCCGGCGGCATCATCATGGGCGGCCCGCTGACCTACAATGCCGCTGGCGGCCTGACTGCCACCGGCACGAACCTAGCGACGGCGTTGGCCCTCATCGCAGACATGAACGACGTCACGACGGTTGCCAGCGGCACCGGCGTTTCGCTGCCCGCCGCGATCGCCGGAAGGTCGCTGACGATCTTCAATGCGGGCGCCAACGCGCTGACGGTCTATAGCGCGGGCACCGATACCGTGGACGGCGGCGCGTCCGTTACGCTCACAAATACAAAGCGGTGCGAATACATTTGCTTTGCCACTGGCACATGGATTTCGGCACAGTTGGGTGTCGCCAGTGCGTAGGGTCTCCGGCCTGCTGCTGGCGCTCTTTGCGCTGGTAGCGTGGGAAGGTGCGGAGGCGTCGCCAAGTCTGCCGCTTGTCGCGCCGCAGTGCCAAACGGCTGCTGGCGGCTTCGCGCCATGCGACAGCGGCTCAGCGTTCGCCAGCGTCACGCCGATGACGGTTGGCACGGCGTACGCAGCCGGCCGTAGCATCCAAATCATCTGCACGGCAGCTGGGAACGTCTCGCTTCAGGTGGGCGGTGCTGCCGACGTGGTGCCGATGGCGGGTGCCACCGGTGGCACGCTGACAATCCTACATTACGCCGTCACAGCGGTGAACAGCAGCGGCACGACGGCGACCTGCACTTACGCCAACCTGAACTAGCCGCCGGCGCTGATGACCTGGTCCTACAATACGGCCGAGCTGGCGACGAACACGACGTACCAGGTGCGTTTCACAATCGGCGACACGCTGCCCAACGATCCACAGCTGCAGGATGAGGAGATCGCATTCGCGCTGTCGATGCGCTCATCGATCTACGGCGCCTCGGCCGATTGCTGCCGCGCCATCGCCGCAGGCCTTTCCAGGCAGGCCGACAGCAGCCAGGGGCCCCAGCGCACCACGTACAGCAGCAAAGCCCGCGCCTACGCGACCAGAGCGGCGCAGCTCGACAATTTAGCGGTGACGCGCGGTGGTGTCATGCCATACGCCGGCGGCATCAGCATCAGCGACAAGGTCGCGCAGGAAACCGACACCGATCGCGTGGCGCCGCAATTCCAGGTCGGCATGGAAGACAACTACCTTCCGCTCGCGCCCGCCGGCAACGAGGGCACCATCACACCGTCGGGTGAAGGCACCGGCGTATGAGCGGAGCCGTTTCGTTTCAGATCACCGGCACGAACAAGCTCGAGGCGCGGCTCAAGTCAGTTCCGCCAGGGGTCAAGAGCCGCATCGGCCACGCTATTGCCGATGAGATGGTCCTGCTGAACACCGCAGCGCTCGATCGGATGACCGAGCTGTTCAAGAACGGCGGCGGAAAGATGCGTGACGCTCTGGCGATCAGCCAGACGGAAACCAACGAAAGCGTGAGCGGCACGCTGAGCGCATCCGGCCTCCCATACCTGGCGATCCAGGAATATGGCGGCGTCACCAGCCCGCACGACATTTTCCCCGTCAATGCAAAGGCGTTAGCATTTTTCGGGCAGGGTGCGGCCGAATTTCTGCCTGGCGGCGACGCGACGGGGCCCCTCGTTTTCGCCAAGGGGGTGCATCATCCCGGGTCGAAAATGCCGGAGCGATCGTTTCTGCGCTATGCGCTGGCAACCCGCCGCAGCGCCATCAGGGCAGCGATATTTGGCGCAGTGAACGACGCCATAAATGATTCCTCAGCGCCGAGTGGCGACTAATGACCGTCACGCGCGAGCAGGTCTTCCAGGCGCTTTTTTCCGCGCTGCAGGCGCCAGCGATTGCAGACTTGGTTACCACGTTCTCGCGCCGCTTTTCGCCACCGGATCAAATCCAGCCACTGGCTTTTCCGCAGCTGATGCTGTGGGAACAATCGGAAAAGACTGAATACAGTGGGCCACAGATGCCGCGCAAGCGCGCATGGTCTGCACTCATCGTGGTCTACTTTCAAAACACCAGCAAGACGGTCCCGGGTGCCACGATCATCAATCCGATCATGGACGCGATTGAGGCGACGCTGCGCTACGACAATCCGGCAACGAACGCGCTGACGCTCGGCGGCTTGGTGACCTATTGCCGGATTGAAGGACAGACAATCAAGGAAACCGGCGACACTGACGCCAACGGCATCGGCGGCGCGGTCATTCCGATACGTATCTTGATCCCGTAGGGGGCTGCAGATGAGCGACACCGAATCAACCGCCGCGGCGCCGGCTCCAACGGTCGAGAGTGCACTCGCCGCTGCCGAGAAGGCCGTCCACGACGCAGAAACCGCAGCGGCCAATCACGCTTCGGCTGCCATCTCGGCGGCAAAAGATTATTCCACGATCATCTTTAATTGGGTGAACCAGACGCTCCGCAACAGCCCCGTCGCGGCTAACACTGAGGCGTGGAATTTCCTTCACACCACCGGCCTCCCAGACCTGGTGAAGCGCCTCAAAGCCTAGCCGGACCGCCGGTCGCCCTCATCCCGCCCTTGGGCAAGGCCGGACTGATCGTCGCGGGACAGATCAACATCCTTTCGCAGGAGCCTTACGATGGAATTCGGTTTTGGAGCCGGCCAGCTCTACAGCAAGCGCACAGACATCACCGCCCAGGGACCGCTGCGCTTCGGTGCGTTCCAAGAGCTGAGCATGGATTTCTCAGGTGACCTGAAGGAGATGTATGGATCAAATCAATACGCTCTCGATGTTGCCCGCGGCAAATCCAAGATCGAGTGCAAGGCCAAATTCGGCCAGTTCAGCGGCGCGCTGTTTAATGCTGTGTTTTTCGGCGGAACGATCGCGACCGGGCAGACGCTGAGCATCTACCAAGAGGCGGCGACGATCGCCGCGCCGGTGACGCTGGACACCAGCGCCTCGACGGCCAGCGGTGCCACGCTACCATTCACGAGCACCACCGGCGTCGTCGTGGGACAGAGTGTGACCGGCACGAACATCGCAACCGGATCGTACGTCCTGAGTTTCGTGCCCAACACCAGCGTGACGCTCAACCAAGCGATCAGCGGGACCGTGGCGAGCGGCGCGGCGATTGCTTTCGGCCCCACCAACACCGTCGCCAATGCGGCGACTTACACCACAGATCTTGGTGTGCGATATGCGGCCTCGGGCCTGCCGCTCACCTACGTGGCAACCGCGCCGGCGCAGGGCCAATACACCCTAGGCGGCGCGGCGGGCAGCTACCTATTCGCTGCGGCAGACGCGGGCGCCGCGATCCTGACCGATTACCAGTACACGGTAATGACCGGCCTGACCTTGACCGGCGGGAATCCGCTGATGGGTGCCACGCCGCGGTTTCAGGCCAGCTTTACGCAGATCTACGAGGGCCTGACGTACACGATGACGTTCCCGAATTGCGTGTCGTCGAAATTCTCCCTGCCCACCAAGCTGGACGACTACACGATGCCGGAGATCGACTTCATGGCCTACGCTGGCGCCGGCAGCCCGTTTACCCTCAGCGCGGCGCAATAATCCATGGCAGACACGACATTCGTCATCGGCGGCAACACCATCGTGGTGCCGCCGATGACGTTCCTCTGCCTTGAGGCCGCGTGGCCCAGCATTGAAAAACTCAGCACGTCCAGAAACCGCGTCGAGGTTATCCGGGCCAGTCTTGGGCTGGTAGCTGCCGCGACGCTGCTGAGCGAGGCGCCGCAGGATGAAAGCGCAATGGCGCGAATGCTACGTCATGATGAGTACGATGGATTGATGAATGGCGCCACGGAACTGATGGTGAATTCGGGCCTGGAGCCATCCAAGTCGGGGGAAGCGAAGGCGGCGGCCGTTTCGACGGAGATTGGAACGGAT